AGGGAAGATAATGTCAGCACACTCGATAGTGTATTGGCAACTATGTACCTTGTTGTATCTGTGTGTGTATTCTGCACACAGTGCGAGACCGTGGTTAATTAACCAACGGAAATTAGTCTGTGCCCAAATAGTACATGGGTGATTACGGAATGCACCTTTGTCAGTCTTGTAAGGAGCACCATCTAACTTAGGTAATACACCGAAACCGTGACCCCACTTTTCTGATGCAACAATAGAAAGCATTTGACATGATTCTAATGGCATCTTGACAATGTGCTTGTCAGGTAAGACCTGTGCAGATGCAACAGGGTCTGGATCAGTAACAAAAATATTCATAATCTTATTATACCACAGAATTTAATTTTTGCCACAAATATTTTTTAAATCAATAAATTGATATTCAACAAACTTATAAACTCCACGATAATCTGGAAAGATCTCTCTGAGTTTTCTTACAACAGCAAGTCTACGTTCAAAACGATTTGCTCTACGTACATCTTCTGATATACTCTTCATGTGTTCTATTTAAAATAACTATACGGTTGTTCTCTATAATGAATTCTAACTCATCATTGTCACTCCACATAAGTTCTTCATACAATGCGTTCAAACGACGCATATCATCATATAAGTCGTTAGGCATTAGCGGTTGTTCATTTTAGTTTCTATGTTTTCCTTGATGCTACCCATATCAGAATAGGAAGCATTCATACCTGACATGTTACCAGTATATCGGTCTGTGTGCATTACCTCATCAAACCCTGACCTTTCTAAAATCTTTCCTTTAATTTCTAATTGCTTCTTTTCTTTTTGTATACGTCTTAAGAAAGCATAGTATATTATCTGTGTAAAATAAGCGAAAGGGTTCTTAGATTTTTCTGGATTAAAATTATCAATGTATTGTAAACAGTTTTCAATGCCATCACAAATCATATCCTCTCTAAACATATAGTTTACGAAGTTTGGTTTGTATGACAGGTGTGTTGCAATTTTTAAAAAACAAGATCCAATATAATTATTCACTCTAGGACGTGCTTCGCCCGCTTCCGAGGCAGCATGAACTTTCTCACGATAGTCTGTTATCGCAGCAAGGAACTCTTTATTATTTACATAGTACTCAGTCTTTTTTCTTTTCATTACTGCGTTGTAGGATGTACATAGTATAGCAAATAAAAACAAATTTGTAAAGACACTTGACAAACTGTTATTTTACCAGTACACTAACCGTGTAGCGGGTTTAAGGATGGTCTTAGCTCTTTTTAAATATATCTTCCAAAGACTGTTTCATTTTGGTCACCGACCCAATGTAACCAGACTTCCTAGGTAGTTTGTCTGCAGTGTTCGCTAAGGTCTTACCGTTTTTCATTCTCTCTAGAGTCTTCTCATAGAATTCTTTAATGTGAGGATCTATTTCAGACATTGTTATGATGTGATCTCTGTTCATAACAAAGATGTCATCAAACGTGGCACTCAACCATTCTTTAAAAGCAAATCCAGATATCTCAAGTGCACCTTTTCTTGACCTCTGTATTTCTACAATAAGAGGATTCTCTAACATAACTTTATCTTCATCTTCAAGATAGATAACCTTTGCTACTATCTCTTCACCAGTTATGATTTTTATTGTTGAATAAAATTCTTCATCTTTCATATTAGTTTGCTCTAAGGTTTACTCTTATAACTTCATACTTAAAGTTTTCAGTATTGTATATGTTTACTCTTTCATTCAAATGTTTCAATGTGTAGTTCTGACCACCAATGTCATCTGCAATGTCATACAACGTTGCTATGTCCTTACCTTCTCCTTTCCTAAGGACTCTACCGATTGATTGTAGATTTCTAATTCTGGATTTAGAGGGCGAGGCAAATATGATGTTGTGAAGACGCTTAATGTTAATTCCAGTTGAGAAGGTGCCGTAAGAGGCAACGATGATAGCATTGGATTCACTCTCTGTTAGTTTACGTACTTCTTCTCGATCTTCTACGTCAGTTCCTCCGTGCACAAAAAATACTTTACGTGCGGAGTCTACATTACTATTTATTAATTCGTATAACGGTGTACCATGCTTCTCTACGTAGTTAAATAGTACTAGGGTGTTACCATCTATATCTTTAACTAGATTTTTGATGAGGTTATTTCTACCTTTATGCTCCACAAGATATTCTATTTCATCTTGATATGTCTCGAAATGCTGAGGAGCATGTTTACAAAGTAGGACTTTTATCCTAAACTTAGATAAGTAACCACCCTTGATTAGATCATCTGTTTTAGTTACTTGTTCACACTTGCCAAACAAACCTTCTAGTACCCACTTGTGAGTCTTACTCCCATCTAGAGTACCAGTAAAACCAAACCTATACTTGGCATTGTGTAACTTAGTCATGATACCTGTCAATGACTTTGACTTAAAGAGATGTGCTTCATCACCAATCACACAATCTATATCATCAAAATATCTTTTAGGAAATTTGTAGATAGATTGCCAAGTTGATATTATAATAGGTTTGTCAGTATTCTTATCTTTACCAGAATAAATTTTATGTACAAAGTTGTCAGCACTCCACCCGTAAGAAATAAAATCATTGACCATCTGCTCAACGAGGGATGTAGTTGGGACGACTATAAGTATCTTCTTTGCGGTGGCAGCATAGTATCTGACTATGGAGTAGATCATAAGAGACTTCCCAGAACCCGTAGGAGAAAGAAGTAACTTACGATTATATTTTAAAGCTTCATACACCGCATTGTATTGATAATCTCTAGGTTCTATCTTAGAGATTTTTTTCATGTATTGTTTTACTGCTGGTAATGAGACTAGTTTATTATCCTGACTTAGATCTCCATACCAATCATTCTTTTCATACTCTACAATATATTGTTTCTCTGCTGCCCATACCTGTAGATGATCTAACAACCCATGATACAAATCTCCTGTAGCAGGGGAGTATAGACGTATAGTTCCATCCCAATATTTGTATCTGGGATTTCTTTTTAAAAATTTTGCTTCTGGAACTTCAAATGTGAAGTAGTCCGCTAATTCTCTATGGACGTACTCTTCATTAGAATGAATAGTTATATAAACTTCATTCTTTTTCTTTACTGTAAGATGTGTCATTATTGTCCATTAACAAATTTCTCCCACTCAATGGCACTCTTTACTTGAAAACCTCTATTTGATATTTGCTTCATAACATGATCTAGAAAGTACATCATCTGTTCTAGATACTTGATCTTTGCTTCTAGATTGATGATCTCATCATCAGACTCTATGTAGACCTTCATCTTTTCAGTTGTCTTTATATGTGATCCAAATGGTTTAGCAGCATACGTCTTAGCATCTGCTTCACCAGAATAGTATTCACGTTTGTCCTTTACTAATTTACGAATTTCAAACTCTAGAGAAGTTTTTATTTGAGATATGTCAGTGTAATGGTTTAAGTATTTATTGTGTTGGAAAGGTATGTCTAATGCGAGTTGTCCTAAGTCAGCACTATATTGTTTGTTCTTAAATTGAAAGTCTACATGACTATCTTCTGCCCATTCTTCTCTAAGTTTTTGAAATTTATTATGAAGAGAATCAAAATTCATATTTTCTTAAATGTTTTATCACGTAGGAAGAACTGCTGATGTTTAAATGTAACCTGTGCAGTAATGTACTCTACATCTCCTATTGTAGCATCAAATTGCAAATTTGTCAGTGCTACAGGGAATAAATTCTGATAGTCTACTACAAATGCAGGGTTGAATGCACTGGTGGTTATCAGTAATTGACCATTAGTAAATATATCTTCCTCTGGTGTCTCTCTCGCCATCTGATCCGCATTACCATTGTCACGCATCCATTTGTATATACTGTTGTAGTTCTTTAGATCTTCATCTACAATAAAGGTCACTGAAAGATCACCAAACTCTACTCCTCCACCAGGTATAATAGGCAAGTTTCTAAATTGACTTGCTACCTGAGTACTAGGCATGTTGATATCAGGAAGGTTTGCTGATTGACAAAAGAAATCTACACCTTCAAACTTTTCTAGTTTGAGGATAAAACCAATAGGGTTTAAAAAGTTTCTATTGGTTGGTTGTTCTTTATACCAATCTGCTCCGCCTAAAGGCATGTTAATATCTCGACTACTTAGTATTTATGTTTGTCTTAGCACTTCGTCTTTTAGTTTATCTACTACGTCTTGTACGACACTCACATCAATACCCATAAACGGAGGTATTAAACCTAACACTCTGAATAGACCATCAGCAAACAAGGCAATAAATGCAAACCCTAGTGCCATACTAATTAGACCAGCGTTTCTATTGTGTTGGTTGATAGCAAACTCAATCATATCTTCAACTTCTTCTTTACTAACCATAGTTTGTTTCTTGGTCTTAAAGAATGGTTTTTCGTATGCTTTTTTTACTTTGTTGTCTTGAGAAATTAGGTTTCTTCCGTATTGAGATAACATGTCGTTAGTTTTTAGGTAGTGTTTAATTTTGTTATTCATCTAGATCATCCTCCTCGTCCCAGACGATGTAAGGTCCGTGTTGCATTCGTTTTAGTTTATCTGTTTCTGAACTAAATCTCATGGTTTCAGTAATCCACAGTGAAATTTTAATTACAAGAAATATCACCAGTAACGGTGATAAGCATAACAATAGTATAACAGATGATTGATTCATTGCCAATAATCGTCCATGGATTTTTTTACTCTACTTATATTTAAGCATAAAAAAAGGGATCCCGTAGGATCCCTGTTTGTGTTTCCTAACAATGTTAGGGAGTTTTCCACACTTATGTTAGATTTGCTACTCTAACTCTTCTGTAGTACTGGTTCTTACCGTGTGTAAGAGCTTCAGCATCAGGAGTGCTTCCGTTAAGTACAAATGGGTTAGCAACCATACCGTATCTAGTCTTGAAACCAATTTTTGGTTGGAAGGTAGATGGGTCGATGCTTCTTAACATCTGTAGGGGCACATATGGACAATAGAATAATCCAGCATCGTAAGGTGATGTACCTTTGTATCCTACAACATAGTAGTGTGTATTAGATACGTTTGCTGAGTAAGGGTCAACATAAACTTTGATGCGACCATTCATTGTACCAACTAAAAGGTTACCTGTGTCGTCTACTTCACCAATTGAAGGACCACCAGCACCTGTTAAACCAGAAGAGTAGTCTAGAGTACCAGACATAGCAAGAGCAGAAGCAACGTCTGCAGATGTTAGGATAAAGTTACCCTTTCCTCTACGAGTTTGCTGTGCGATTGCGTTTGCATCTCTTTCGATTTGGAACATAAGTCCTTTGAATTTCTCAACTGACCATCTTCCGTTACTATCTACGTCTAGATCAAATACACCAGCGTTTGCAACGTTGTTTTGTGCACCTGACTTAGCAACTGTATAAACAGTTCTAACAACCTCACGGTTGATTTCAGCAAGGATCTCACTTGATAGTAAGTTAGCAAGTTCCTGCTCTGCATCAAGACCGTGAATTGCTTTCAAGTCTTGTGCTAGTTCTAGAGTGTACTCTGCCTTTAGTGCTCTTGTTTTAGCAGTAACAGAAGTTTTCTCTATACTGAAACTCATCTCGTTGAAGAGAGTAGATCCAGAACCTAGAACTTCGGCGTCTTCTCTAGCGATATTACCAGCAGTACGCTCGTAGTTACCAGCAGTTGTACCACCACCAGATGTATCGTTAAGTAAACCTGGGTTAGCATCTGTTGAACCACCGTCTCCAAGAGGAGATGCAGGGTCGTTGAATGCAGCAGGTCCTTGTGTGTTACCAGAGAAGTTAGGATCTGGTTCGTTGAAGAGTGCTTCGTTTCCAGCTCTTAGTGCAGATCCATTTTGCTGATAGTGTGACTTCATTGCAAAGATTAGTCCTGTAGGACCGCTCATTGGTTGTACACCACAGATGTCGTATGCTACCAAGTTTGGCATAGCACGACGGATGAGGCTAATCATCACTGGATCGAAACCAGCTAGACCACCTGTATTTGTAGCAAGACCACTACCAGATAGACCGCTTGTACCAATGGCACCAACTGTGTTGGATGCTTCATTGATCATTCCACGTTCTTCTCTTAATGTAGCCTCTGTGTTTTCTAACAAAACAGCGGTAACAGCTTTTCTATAATTGTCTTTGATGGTGCCAGCACCTTCATGACTTAGAACAGGTGACCACTTCTCTGTTAGAGCTTTTGAGTTAAACATTTTGCTCTTTTAAGAAAAATAGATTTATAATTTATTGACCCCAACGATTCATTGCATCAAGGTACTGTGCCATTGCTGGTGTTACCTCTGCAGCATCTTCTACTGGAGTTTCGTCTGCAACGTCACTTTGTGTTACAGTTTTTTCCTTGAAGTAAGACTCTTTGATAGTTTTCACTTTCTTAGAGAATTCCTGCTCGGTTGTAAACTCAACACCCTCGGCGAGTGCAGCGAGTTTGTCCTTCTGAGTATCTGCGAGTCCTTCTGAAACAGTGTTCAGAACATTGAGTTTAGCAGTCTCGTTAAGACGTTTTTGTAATTTCACATTTGCTTTGACCTGTTCGTCAAGGCGGGTTTCCATTTCACGAATTGAGTCAGCCATACCTTCTACCACATTGACTTTATCGTCTGGGATAGAAATGTAGTGCTCCTCAAAGAGACCCTTAAGACCTGCAATGAAGTCTTCGGTTATCTCATTTCTTATACCACGGTCAACAGCAACTTGATTTTGCTCCATCCATTGACCTACGGCGTAGTTAACTGTGCCATTTACTTCCTCGGAAAGATCTGCCTTAGCAGCATTTACCTGCTTTTCGAGTTCTGTAGCAAAGTGTTCTACAAGCTTGTCGTACTCTGAAGAGATTTTTGCTTTGATAGCGGCTTCAAAGATAGTCTTCGCTTTCTCAGCAAACTCTTTTGAGAGTTCTGTTCCCTCTAATAGGGCGTTTACATCATCGGAAACATCAAGGTCCTCATATGATGGTTTGATTGGATAGGTAACTTGTGCACCAGTAGTAGTTGCATATGCTGCATCAGCACCAACTGTAGGTTGTTTACCCATATCTCCAGCATCATTTTTATTTGATGTCTGAGCAGTTCCATCGTTAGAAGCATCTCCAACAGGAGCAGCTGCCTTAGCACCAGGATTATCTGCACCATCTACATCATCTCCATTTGGAGTTGTAGATGTTCCACCTAAATCTGCGGGAGCAGATTGACCATATGATTTACCAGCATCTACTGTAGGCATCGGATCTCCTCCGCTGCTATTAGATGTTTGTGCATCAGAAACCTTTGATGGTTCGCTACCTGTGCCTGGGATGACGTTTGCGGAAACAGTCGGCATAGGGTCGCCTTCCACGATAGTCACTTTCTGCTCGGTAGCAAACTCTTCAAATTTTTCGTTAAGTTTATCTGACATTAGAGTTTACCTTAATAATTTTCCGTATAGTGATATGAATTATTTATAGAATCAAAGATTTGAAAGGAAATGCTCAAAAACTGAGAGTGTTTTTTCCTCCATATCATGACGACTTGCGTCGCTCATAATCCTTTGGTATTTAGCAACTTCCCTCTCCTTTAGAAGTCCGTTGTCCCATATCCACTCCTTTCCTTCCATGATGCCATTCACAAAAG